GCACGGCGACCCCCCCTGTCTTTTTCAAACCTTCTCTCTCCAAGACAGTCCAGATCGTTCCAGACTCACCTTTTAATAAACCAGATACAATAAACTTCGATGAAGAATGATGCAGAAATAATCCCGATCAAACGAGGGGTCGGGCTAATTGGTAGCACAGAGCCTAGAGTTCACACGCCCTTACTTAAAGGTAAGAGCAAAGCGGATGAGGTGGCCGATCTAGCTGAGAGGATCGGTTTACCTTTAATTCCTTGGCAGCGCTGGGTACTAGAAGATCTATTAACTGTCAATGATGATGATATGTGGGTAAAGAAAACAGGTATTATCCTTGTAAGTCGTCAATCTGGAAAGACTCATTTAGCCCGCATGCTTATATTGGCACATTTGTTTGTATGGGGTTCTAAGAATGTGCTAGGCATGTCTTCTAATCGTAATATGGCATTAGATACCTTTAGAAACGTTGCATACACAATAGAAGATAATCCATTTTTGAAAGATCAGGTAAGACAGATACGCCTGGCTAATGGTCAAGAATCAATAACACTTAAAAATGGTGCAAGGTACGAAATAGCCGCAGCTACACGAGATGCACCACGTGGTAAGACTGCCGATTTCTTATATTTAGACGAATTACGTGAATGGTCAGAAGAAGCTTTTACAGCTGCACTACCTGTTACACGTGCTCGGCCTAATTCAATGACTTTAATGACAAGTAACGCTGGTGATGGGTTTAGTACAGTATTAAATGATTTAAGAGAGCGCTCATTATCCTATCCACCACAGACACTTGGTTATTATGAATGGTCAGCACCACAGCACTGCAAGATACATGATCGCAAAGCTTGGGCTATGGCTAACCCAGCATTAGGGTATTTAGTAACAGAAGAAACTTTAGAAGAAGCTGTAGCGACAAACACAATAGAAGCTACACGTACAGAAATGTTATGTCAGTGGATAGATTCTACTGTCAGCCCTTGGGTCTTTGGATCTATTGAAGCTTGTAGTGATAGCACATTAGAAATACCTGTAGGGCCACAAACTATTATGGCGTTTGATATTGCACCGACAAGGCGATCTGGGGCGCTTGTTATGGGTCAGATGCGTAATGGGAAAATAGCCGTAGGTCTTGCTCAATTATGGTATAGCGATATAGCAATAGATGAAATGAAGATGGCAAGCGATATAAATGAATGGGCTCACAAGTATCATCCGACTACAATTTGTTACGACAAGTACGCTACCCAGACAGTTGCAACTAAACTCGAATTATCGGGCTGGAAAATTCAGGATATATCAGGCCAAAGCTTTTACCAGGCTTGTTCGGATCTTGCAAATGCCCTAGCACAAGGCACAATGGTTCATAGTGGACAAAAAGATCTTGTACAACATTTAAATAATTGTGCTGCTAAAACTAGCGATTTTGGTTTCAGGATCATCAGGCGCAAATCGGCTGGAGAGGTCACGGCGGCGATCAGCCTTGCTATGGTCGTAAGCCAATTAACTAAACCGCAACAAACTGCACAAATATTTGTCTAACTTGCACCATTAGTCCGTTTTATGGTATAAAGTATACCTATGGGTCTATTGTCTGCTTTGGGTATAAATAAAAAAACTGAAAACGTCCAAGCGCAATACGCCCCTGCAATTATGGACACAGCTTATGGCTATGGTTCATTTACAACTGGTGTTGGTAATTTCCCAGGTGGATTAGATAGAAATTTTGCTATGCAAGTACCTGCCGTTTCACGTTGCAGAAATCTTATAGCTGGTGTAGTTTCATACTTGCCGTTAGCGCTTTACAAAAAGTCTAATGGTGAGGAGTTGGGGAACCCTCTTTGGATAGATCAACCAGACTATCGGCAACCACGATCCGTCACCATTTCATGGACTGTCGATAGTCTTTTATTTTATGGTGTTGCATATTGGCGAGTAACAGAATTATATGCAGATGATTTAAGACCATCCCGATTTGAGTGGATAGCAAATAACAGAGTTACATTTACTACAAATAAATTTGGCACAGAAGTTAGCCAGTATTATGTAGATGGTGTTGAGTCGCCAATGTCTGGTATCGGTTCACTTATCACATTCCAAGGATTAACACAAGGTGTATTACAAACCGCAGCACGTACAATACAAAGTGCGTTAGATATTGAAAAAGCCGCAGCTGTATCTGCACAAACACCAATGCCAAGTGGTTACATCAAAAACACTGGCGCAGATCTACCAGAACAACAAGTATCTGGTTTATTAGCACAATGGAAGCAAAGCCGATTAAATAGATCTACAGCATATTTAACATCTACGTTATCTTATGAAACCACAGGCTTTAGTCCAAAAGATATGATGTATAACGAAGCACAGCAATATCTTGCAACACAAATTGCACGTGCTATGAATGTACCTGCATATTACATAAGCGCAGATATGAATAACAGCATGACTTATCAAAACATTATCGATGGTCGCAAAGAATTTGTAGCATATTCATTACAGCCGTTTATCTGTGCGATTGAGGATAGACTCAGTATGGATGACGTAACCGCCAGAGGAAATTCCGTAAAATTCAAAATCGAGGAATCATTCTTAAGAGCTGACACAATGAAGCGCCTAGAGGCATTAGAGAAAATGATAAATTTAGGTTTAATCGATGTGGAAGATGCTAAAGAAATGGAACAAATGACACCTAACGGAAGAGAAACAGATAATGAAACTTACATTCAGTAGCCACATAGAAGCTGCCGACACAGAGCGCAGAGTTATTGCTGGCAAAATCGTGCCGTTTGAAGAAGTAGGCAATACTTCCGTAGGTAAGGTCGTATTTGCTAAAGGCTCAATAGACATAGGCGATCCTGGCAAGGTTAAGATGCTTATGCAACATGCACCAGAACGCCCAATAGGCCGCATGCAAAAATTTAATGAAGAAAAAGATGGAATCTACGCATCATTTAAGATCAGTGCATCTATGCAAGGTCAAGATGCTTTAATCCTTGCTGGCGAGCAGTTAATTGATGGTTTATCTGTCGGTGTAGATGTAAACAAGTCTATACAGAAAAAAGATTATCTATATGTAACAAGCGCAACCCTAAGAGAGGTTAGCCTGGTCGAGACACCAGCATTCAGCGCTGCACAAGTAACTAAAGTTGCTGCTAGTGAAAACGAAGCAGAGGACACAAACCAAACAACAGAAAGCGAGGCTCCTGTGGAAGATTTAGCAACAGCGCCACAAGAAGCAAAGGCAGAGGCTGCTACTCCTACAGTAGAAGCTGCTCGCCCAGTAATTACAGCACCACTAATTCAGACATCTATTCGTACGCCAATTACATCTATGGCTGCATACACAGAGCACAAAATTAAAGCTGCTCTAGGTAATGATGATTCAAAATTATATATAGCTGCAGCGGATGATTCATTTGCAACTAACCCAGCATTCAATCCAACACAGTACCTAAGCGAGTTTGTAACTAATACACGCTTTGGCACACCAGCAATTGATGCATGTTCACAAGGCACACTACCAACTTCAGGTATGACAATCTCTGTACCATCTTTGGTTACATCTGCAGGTGGCGGCACAGGCGTAGCACCAGAAGTAACTGTAGAAGCAGAAGCTGGCGCAGTACAAAATACAGGCATGGAAACTGCTTACCTAACAGGTACAGTATCTAAATATGCTGGTATGAACACACTCTCAGTAGAATTACTAGAGCGCTCAGACCCTAACTTCTATGCAGAGCTTACAAAGCAATTAGAGTACGCATATCTAAAGCGCTTAGATCAGACTGTATTAGCAGCTTTGATTCAAGCATCTGCTAACGGCACAAACACCACAGCAGATCTAGATGGTATTGTTGCATTCTCAACAGAAGCAGCACGTACTATTTACACAAACACTGGCTACTTTGCACAGAACTACATCGCTAACCCAGCACAATGGGGTGCGTTGATCGGTGCTCAAGACACCACTAAGAGGCCCGTATTTAATGCGTTGCAACCGATGAACGCAGCAGGACAAGTTAACCCAACATCAATTCGTGGTAACGTGCTAGGACTTGATCTATACGTAGACAAGAACTTTACAGCTACAACATTTGATGATGATTCAGCGATTATCCTTGCACCAGAGGCATTCACTGTATATCGTTCCGCCCAAAATTTCATGAGCGTAAACGTAGTATCAAACCTACAAGTACAGGTAGCAATTTACGGCTACATGGCAACAATCGCCAAGATGCCTAACGGAATTGTTAAGTACAAGAAGTCTTAATTAAATAAATCAGTAATCTCTGGGGTTTAGTAGCCCTAGCCCCAGAGAGCTATTAGCAAAGGAGTAGAGATGCCAGCAACGTTTGTTACGACAGCCGAGTTAAGGGCAAATCTTGGTATTGGTTCACTCTACTCTGATGCGACTGTGGAAGAATGTTGTCAATCGGCAGAAGATTTAATCCAACAATACTTATGGCACAATGATGCCCCAGTAGTAGGGACAGCATTACAAGATAACGTGGC